AAATATATCTTCTAATTATAAATTTAACACTGGACAAAGACCAACAATTTATAATCATGGATCTATAACAAGAAAATCAAACGCAACTGAGCCAACTAAAAAAATAAAGATTTATTTTTCTAATCTATATTTTCAATCATCAGATAGTGGAGACATTATAACAGCAAATTCGTATGACACAGTTGATTATAGAACTGATGTTAAAAAAATTAGAGGTGTTAGAAACACTGATATAATTGACATCAGAAAAAGAGTCAGTGATTATACAGTTTCTGAAAGTAATAGATCTCCATTAGAATTTCTTGGTAGGAGTGTTGGTATCACAACTGCTGGAAATGCAACAGCTGTTTTAGCGTCAAATGAGTCCATAGTAACAGATTTTTCATTCTATCTTGGAAGAATTGACAAAATTTACTTAAGTAAAAATGGAAAACTTTTAGTGCAAGAGGGAACACCGGCAGAAAAACCTGATGTTCCATTAATAGTTGAAGATTCTTTAGAATTAGCAACTGTCACTCTTCCCCCATACTTGTATAATGTATCAGACGCATCTTTATCTTTTTTAAAGCATAAAAGATATAGGATGCAGGATATTAGAAAATTAGAAGAAAGAATAAAAAATCTTGAGTATTATACAACTTTATCGTTACTTGAAACATCAACTTCCAATTTATTTGTATCAGATGAAGATGGTTTGAATAAATTTAAGTCTGGATTTTTTGTTGATAATTTCACTACATTTATGCCTCAAGAAAACTCAATAAAAATAAAAAATAGTATTGATACAAGAAATAAAGAAGCAAGACCATCTCATTATACAAATCTAATTGATTTACAAGTAGGCCCAGTTGAGGGAGAAAACACAATTTATAATGGTGCTGATCCAGAGGGGAGTGGAATTACTAAGACAGGGCCTTTGATAACTCTTGATTACACTGAAGTAGAATATACATCTCAACCATTTGGAACAAGAACTGAGAGTGTAACTCCTTTCTTACTTAATTTTTGGAGAGGCTCATTAGATTTGAATCCTGCGTCTGATACATGGGTTGACACTGTAAGATTAGAGGCAAAAATTATAAATGTAGAGGGAAATTTTGCATCAACTATTGCTGAGGCTGAGAGAATTTATGGAGACTATGATCCACAAACTGGATTGACAAGTACAATTTGGGGTGGTTGGCAGACTGTTTGGACTGGAACTGAAACCGAAGTTTCAATAACACATAGTTTTGATGATCCATTTACTATGGGCCTTGAGGAAACACGAGGTACAGTGTATGAGGGATTTGAGGCTATTGTCACAAACACGATAGAGGAAACAACTACAGATAATTTTAGAACAGGAACTTCAACAAATAGTGGCACTAGACAACTTATAACTGAAGTTTTTGATCAAGAATCTGTTGGTGATAGAACAGTGAGCTCGGAAGCAATTCCATTTATGAGATCGCGAAATGTTGCTTTTGATGGAAAAGGATTTAGGCCTCAAACAAGATTATATGCTTTCTTTGATGGAAAATCTGTTTCTCAATATATTACACCAAAACTCCTGCAAATTTCAATGGTAAAAGGAGTATTCCGGGTTGGTGAAACAGTTACGGGAACAATGCCTAACATAAGAATAGGATTTCCTCCAAGAATTACATTTAGAGTAGCGAATTCAAATCACAAAGAAGGGCCATATAACAGTCCAACTAGAATCTACACAAAAAATCCATATACTGCTCAAGCTCTACCAACTGAATTGGAAACTTATGCTGGTAATGTGGGTGTTACACAAATTCAAAGTGACTCAGCAGCAATTATCCCATCAACATACTCATCAACATCATCAATCTTAAATGTTGATATTGAATCTCTCTCAAATCAACCTCAAGGTTCGTACTTTGGTAGAGTCGCTACTAATATGGTTTTAAAAGGGAGTGAGTCAGGTGCCGAAGCGACAGTTACTGCAGTAAGATTAGTTTCTGACCATGCAGCATCAATTCAAGGTAGTTTCTTTATTCCTGATCCAAATCTTAATATAAATGATAAGTTTTTAACAGGTGAACGTTTATTTAAATTAACTGATAATAATGGAAATAATGATTTTAATGCAACAACCACAGGACAAGATGTATATGATGCGACTGGTGTTTTAGAGACAGTACAAGAAAATATCATATCTACTAGAAATGCGATAGTTGAAGTTCAAGATTTGTTACAAGAAAGACCTGAAAGAGAATTTACTGGGCAAGATTATAGTGAAAAAATTATTTCTCAAGATGTTCAAAGAGGTAGAAGTGAGGCAGAGTTATTTCCACCACCTCCACCACCTCCACCACAACCAGATTGGGATGATGACCCCTTAGCTCAAACTTTCTTTGTTCCAGAGTCAGAGGGTGTGTTCATAACAAGTTGCGAAGTATACTTTGAAACAATAGATGATAATAATCTTCCAGTTCAATTAGACATTAGAACTGTTAAATTAGGTATACCTACACAAAATGTATTACCATTCTCTCAAATAAATCTTTACCCTGATCAAATTGAAAATAATTTGACGAGGAATGGATCTACTCCAACTAAGTTTACATTCAAGGCACCTGTTTACTTATCACCACAAACAGAATATGCCATATGCATGTTGTCATCATCTGCTAAATATCGGGTATTCATATCAAGAGTTGGTGAAAATGATTTAATAACTGATGAATTTGTTTCTAATCAACCCATATTGGGGTCATTATTTAAATCACAAAATGCCTCAACATGGACACCTAGCCAGTGGGAGGATCTTAAATTTAAATTAAACCGAGCAAACTTTACACAAAGTGGATCATTGGAAGTTTATAATCCAATATTAGGAGAGGGTAACGCTCAAATTCCAAGACTAATGCCTGACTCCCTTAACTTTGTTGCTAATAAAGTAAGACTTGGATT